CTTACGGGGGCCCTTTGTCGTGCCTAACTAGCACGAGGCTCTTACAAGGAACTCGAAATCCCTTGGATTAGTCGGTCCGTAACTCACTTCTATCGAGGATTGATCCCCTCTTTAGTACTGTGAATGCGGGACTTTCTCCTACACTAAAGTAAAAACGTTGCCTCTGTCATCATAACCAGAGGTGAGTGTAGAGCGTGAGATAATAAATCAACTCACGTCAGCGTTTACCCGGTATAAATCCTTCGGTCTTGAAAACCCTAAGGTATCCGAGCAGGCTAAGGCTTATACCCTTAAAACGGGCAGTCTGGCTGCAAAATCTGGAGAAGTAACACCAAAGTACGGAGTAGTTCTCCGTTTCCATCAATCCCTGTTAGTTGCAACAGGAGGTCGATTAAGATCAAAAGCAACATGCTCCCTCACTTCTCGAAAGGATCTAAAGATGGGAAATACGTTCAAAACTGTGTTGGTTGCCTGCGCGGCCATAGCAGTAGCTTGGTTAAGCGCGGACACTGCACAGCTCGGACTTCAATCCCGGCTTGAATCCAATTTTAAGGCGTACCTGGACCGTGTGAAGAATGCGGAACAGGCCGTCCTTGATTCGAGAGCAGTTACCGCCGATGGATTGGTGAGTGAGGTCCCATTAGGGAAAGTAGTACGATAGGAGTGTTGGATGCCTAAAAACGTCAATAGAAGCCTCTCTTTTCCGGTCAAAATCGGAGCTACATTAGTCCAAGATGGTGTTCCCACCGAGGTGATTCGTACAGGTATTGCTACTTGGACGCGCACTCGGATCGGGACCAGCTGTCCGGATTATGTTGGCAAGATTGCCAGAGGAGAGAATGCTACCACCAGTTTAACAGGTGTCTTCGACGATGGCTACCACGGGCGGAGTAACGGATCCGTTGTTTCGGTCTATAACTTCGCCCCTCCACATACGACACAGAAGATGTTCAAAGAATCGGACATCGCATTCGTCCCGAATAATCTGGCGCAGACTAGAGCACCTCGGGATCCTGTGTCATCGGCTACTGAAGCAATTAACGCAGCCGCCTCCCAGTTTTATAGTAAGCTAAGATCTCAGCAGGTAATTCTAGCTGGGATGACTGCACTTGGCGAGCTCCCTGAAACTCTGAGGATGCTACGCAGGCCAGGCGAAGCCTTTTACAAAGGTTCCAAGGATTTTATTGACGCTCTAAAGAAAGCGAAGCGTCGATCCCCTAAGGACTGGATGAAGACGGCGTCAGGCTTGTGGCTTGAGCATTCGTTCGGATGGCAGCCAGCAATCAATGATGCGCTGACTGCTGCTAAGGCTCTAAGATCACTTGATAAGGAGCGTTCTGCCAAAGTTTCTGGTGGAGCGCAACGAACCTATGATCGTACTTCGAGCTTGCCGGCTGGTGACAACCAGTCCAATATAGCAGACGTGATGAGTACGCGGTGGAATTGTACCGCGACTTTAAGCGAACGCCATACTGTAAGGTTCCGAGCGGGACTACGTGCTCAAGCTGAAGTTCCACAGTGGGGCGGCAAACTCGCCACTTTCGGCTTTAAACCCGAAGAATTTATCCCCACTATTTACAATTTGTTGCCGTGGAGCTTCTTAGCGGACTATTTCACCAATCTTGGTGATATGATTGATGCCAATGCTACCGATACGTCAAGGGTTGCCTGGATTTCCCGATCCATCATAAGTGAGACCTTTTACAAAGGGTCATATGCTTGTGATATTGGGGAGTCCGGAAATACACCTAAGGCAAATTGGACGACAGGAGGCGCAGTCAGTCCGGCTACGTGGTACTTTCATCGGAAGCGCGTGACCCGTTCTAGCGATGTCGCATTACCAATTGTGACGTTTACGCTAGAGACTGGTACTTCTTTGGGGCAAAAGCTTAATATGCTTGCGCTCCTCGGTCAGGCGAACGAGCTTCATCACCAGGACTTCAGATGGCGTCGTGGTTGACGCGGATGGAGTTCTTAATGGTACTTAACCCCTCGCCGCGAGGCGATACTCATAAGAGTCTAAATAAATGACCATTACGGTTACCTCCCCTATTACGGGGGCTGCGCAAACTGGTTTTACGACTCCGACTTATACGCTCACCGGCGATCTTGCTCCCGATAATAATGGGAAACAGAACGCTGTTACAGCGCTTGGCGGAACACAAACCGGTGTTACGACGCACAGCATCGCGAGTCCTTTCACCATCACGGCCATTCGAGCTAAGGTTTTCAAGTATCTCGGAAAACCTAACCCGACTACCGGTCTGATCAAGGACGTCCCTCGTAATGCAACGACGATCATTACCCGCAAGGGTGTGACGCCGCTTGCTGGTCAGCCTTTTGCAACATTGCTGATCAAAACGGTCATCGAAGTGCCCGCCGGTAGCGATACCGCTGACGCACCAAATGTCCGTGCGGCCTTGTCGGCCCACATCGGAGCACTTAGCCAGCAATCCGCTGGTGTCGGTGATACTGCTGTAACCGGCATCATCTAGCCGGCTAAGTTGTTCCTTTCGAGTGTGGTTGAAAGACTACGCTCTAAGTAGGTTAATGCATTACGAACCGGAGAACGATATGCGAGATTTCGCTGTGGTCCTACCAGTTGCCCTAGAGCTTGACTTGCAAAACGCAGGTTGGGATGGTCAGTTAAAACCTTATCCGGGGATTACGCACAGGCAGTACGCGTTTCAAGCCCAAGCGAGGAGTCTTTTGAAGAAATTCGAAGACCAACCAAGCGAGGAAGCAGACGCGCGTGCTCTTAATTTGTTCATGAAGATGAATGAGCACTGTGCCCAGTTTCAGAACCCGGAGCCCAAATGCACCGAAGTTGAGTGGGAATGTCTTGGCGAGGCTCGCGAATTTCTCCGCGAGTTCTTCGCCCCCGCAACGGCACGTTGGTCGGATCGTGATTCTCCTGATCCTATCAACATGTACGATATTGGGCAGGCTTTCTCACTTGGCAACGGCAGTAACCTTGGTTCGCCAGGGACCGACTTCCTTTCAAAGGTCGGCCTCTCGAATCTGGCAACGACAAGTCTTGACCTGTACCGTTTATTCGGACAGGCCATAACCGGGTCGCGTGTGTGGTCGGACGTTGAGTCTATCCGATTACTAAATCGCGGCGTAGCTGTGGTTCCAGGTAGCCGAATTGCTTTTGTTCCTAAGAACACGGAGATAAGCAGAACCGTGTGCACGGAACCCGTTCTGAATATGTTATTCCAGAAAGGGGTAGGCGCATGTATCACCAGGCGTTTACATAGGGTCTGTAATATCGACCTCCGTATTCAGCCTGAATTCAACAGAGCGCTATGCCGTATTGGTTCCGAGTCGGGTGAGTTTGGTACTATCGACTTATCCAGCGCTTCGGATACCATCTCCAACAAGTTGGTTGAGTGGCTTATTCCTCGTTCGGCCAGAAGTTGGCTAAACATGTGCCGCTCACCTTCCACCACGCTTCCAAACGGTGACTTGCTTGGTTTGCACATGGTATCGTCTATGGGAAATGCTTATACGTTCCCTTTACAGACGGTGATATTTTATAGCTTAGTCCAGGCTGCATACAAAGTACTCGGGATTACTCCTGAGCACGGTGTTGCTGTCGGTAAGCGCATCGTTCGGACCGGTAACATTGCGGTCTTTGGCGACGACATAGTTGTGATTCGTGAGGCTTATCGTCTCACGGCACGTCTATTGTCGCATTGCGGCTTTATCGTTAACCTGGATAAATCCTTTAACGAGGGTCCCTTCCGTGAATCCTGTGGCCACGATTATTTTGACGGCCACGATGTGCGAGGTGTCTATATTAGATCCTTACGAACATCGGGGGATAAGTATTCAGCAATCAACAGACTTAACGTTTGGTCTGCCAAGCACGGGGTTCCTTTGCCATACACCATCTCGTTCCTTCTCTCTGGACTTAGAAAGCTTTATGTCCCGTTTGAGGAGTCCGACGATGCTGGCATTAAGGTCCCAAGCTCTATGGTGACGCACTACAAAAGCGGCAGAGGGAAATTCAGGTATTACGGGAAACAATTCCGTTACTTGGCTCCCCGCGTAGCTGAAGTTAGTGTTACAGACGTTGAGTCGCAGCCACCGGCACTTAAAGGATGGTTTTATAATCCTGATGCGGTGTTACTGGCTGCCATTGCTGGTACTCTTAGGAAAGGTAAGGTGGTTCCTAGATCTACTCGACCATCTTCCTTAGTTAAGGTCGCGTATAGTTCCTGTTGGGATTATATGCCTCCTGATCGGCATGTGAATGCCGATTTCGTGGCACGTTGGAAGACGTTCTGCGAAGGGAACCTAACTTTCTTTGGTTCCCAACTGGGTG